CCATATAAATATCCTTATGAGTTATACTGGTCGTTATGTTCCCACAAATCCAAAAAAGTATAAGGGGAATCCTACTACTATTTATTATCGCAGTTTATGGGAACGAAAATTTATGGTATATTGTGATAAAAATCCTAGAATCCTTGAATGGGGTTCAGAGGAAATTATCATACCTTATCTATTACCCACAGATGGTAAAGTGCATAGATATTTTCCAGATTTCTATATCAAAGTCAAAAGAAGTGATAATAAGATTCGTAAGATGATTATTGAAGTCAAACCAGAAAAATACACAAAACCACCTAAAAAACCTAAGAAAGAAACCAAATCTTTTATCAAAGATGTGTATGAGTGGGGTAGAAATCAGGCAAAATGGAAACACGCAAGGGAATACTGTAGAGATAGAAATATGGACTTTCTTATTTTGACTGAAAAACATCTCATGCCTCAATATAAATAATATTGATGAGTATATTTGACGAAATAAGAAATCTTAAATCTACTGGAACAGAACCATTTCAGTGGTATCGTAATCGTATTCGTGAGTTAGGAACACCAACTCAGAGTGAATTATTGCGTGATGGTAGACTAGCTGGTAGATTTCATGTGGGTCGTTTAAATATGTTCGTGTATGACCCTAAATATAAGAATAAACTACCATACTATGATGTTTTTCCTTTAGTATTACCCATTGAACGATATGATAATGGTTTTTTAGGTATCAACTTTCATTATCTACCATATGCTCTTCGTGCAAGATTATTAGATAGATTAGAAAAGTTTACTAGAGGTTCTAAAGATGATGCAAGAATACTTGCAAGTTATAGTGGATTGAAAAATGTTGGATTAGTAAAACCAACATTGAAAAGATATTTAAATACAAAAGTTAGAAGTAGATTTAGAAGAATAGATAGTGAGGACTTTTTAACTGCGTTGATGTTACCAGTGCAAAGATTTAGAAAATCAAATGTTAATAAAGTCTGGTCAGATAGTAGGAAAATGATCTAATGGTATTTTCAATAAACGAATTTAAAAGTGCATTATATGGACAAGAACAAGCGATGCAGAATCGTTTTGAAATGTTGATATTGTGTCCTAAAGTATTTAATAATGAAAACGCAAGATATGTTTCTATGCGTTGTGACTCTTTTCAATTTCCAGGCAGAACAATATTATCATCACCAGATGAAAACATATATGGGCCTGCAAGAGAGATACCACAAAATTTAGTACAGTTTGAAACAGTAGCAGCAACATTTTATTGTAATGTCGATATGTCAGAAAAAATATTCTTTGAAGAATGGCAAAAAAAGATATATGAACCTGGCACTTATAATATGGAATACTACAATGATTTTGTTGGTGAAATTATAATCAAACAATTATCAAAAGGTAGAAGTGCATCTTTACCAGGCAATGTTGTTACATTTTCTGGTGCAAAAGAAAAAGAGGCGAGTTATGGTTGTAAATTATTTGAAGTATTTCCTAAAGCGATAGGCCCTCAAGACTTATCGTTAGGTAATGCAGAACTACAAAAAATCACAGTAACATTTGCATTTAGATACTGGGAAAGATTAGGTGCAGAACCATCTAACAATTTAGAAGATTATGTGAAACCTAGTTTAACTGGAAAATATAATATAGTCAGTCCAAAAGGTATTATAACTGATATTTTAGGAAAGGCTGGTGCGAAACCATCTGTTATTGCTGGAACAAGGGCAGTTACAGATTTCATAACAGGCGAATAGGAGTAAATTATGTCTTTACCAAAACTTAATACACCAACTTATGAATTGAAATTATCATCAATAGAAGAACCAGTAAAGTATAGACCCTTTCTGGTCAAAGAAGAAAAATTAATGATGATTGCATCAGAGACTGGTGATGAGAAAAATATCATCAATTCTGTTGTCGAAACAGTAGGTGCGTGTACTTTTAACAAATTAGATTTAGATAAAATACCAATGTACGATATAGAATTATTATTTCTTAATATCCGTGCAAAATCAGTTGGAGAAGTAATCAAAGTAAATGTGACTTGTCCAGATGATATGAAAACAACTGTCGAAAAAGAAATAAATATCAATGATGTCAAAGTCATAAGAAATGATAATCATAAAGATGTTGTGAAAATAAATGATACTGTAAAACTAGTTTTAAAACATCCAACATTGTCAATTACTAAATTAGTTAAAAAAGGTGATGCAGAAGATGTATTTAAAATACTACCTAGTTGCATAAAAACAGTTTATGATGGTGAAAAAATGATTGAAGATTTTACACATCAAGAGGCTGAAGACTTTATTAATAATTTAAGTTCTGAACAATTTAAAAGTTTGCAAGAATTTTTTGAAACAATGCCTAAATTAAAACATGATGTTGAAGTAGAAAACCCAAATACTAAAGTAAAATCTACTGTATCATTGGAGGGTATGCAAAGTTTTTTTTAGTTTCTCTTTCTCATAATAATTTAGAAAACTATTATAAAACTAATTTTGCTATGATGCAACATCACAAATATAGTTTGAATGATTTAGAAAATATGCTACCTTGGGAAAGAGATATTTATGTTGATTTGTTACAACAACACATAAAGGAAGAAAATGACAAAATCAGAGAGCAAAACAGAAAAAAAGTTTGAACATGAAACTAAATATAAAAAATATGATTTAGATGGTGATGGAGTTATAACAGATAAGGAACTTGAAATGGATGAAAGATTAATGCGAATTGAAAATGAAGATAAGAAACAAGATGCACAAAGATACATGGCATGGTTCTCACTGTGGGGTATGTTATTATATCCATCATTAGTTGTATTTTCAGTTTTAATAAATTTAGACCAAGCTGCAAAAATATTAGGTGATATGGCAAGTGTTTATTTTGTATCAGTTGCGGCGATTGTTGCAGCGTTTTTTGGTTCACAGGCACTAAAGAAGAAGTAATATGGTAGACCAAATATCAAAAGTTTTTGGTGATAAAATGATTGCCAGACAGAACGAATTGACTGAGGAATCTGTTGCACAGTTAAACTCAGTTAGTAAAGGTATTTTTGGTATTATTGGTGCAGTAAAAGAAGACACTCAAAAAAATAAAGAGTTTATGAAAGGTCAAACTGAAAGATTGAAAGGTTTTTTCGGTAAAGGTATTAGAAAGTTTATACCTAAAAGTAGTAAAGAGGATAAAAACGAGGCAAGAAGAGATGCAGAATCAAGAAATGATGCAATAGTTGAATCACTTAAAGGTTTCGGTCTAAAATTAAAAGAGGGTTTTAAAACTGGTAAAGATAAATTAAGTGGTATATTCGCACCTTTAGGTGCAATATTAAAAGCATTAGTTGTTGGTGGATTTTTGTTTTTATTGGTAAAAAAATTACCACAAATTCTAAACAGTCCATTATATAAAGAAATAATAAAAACTATAGATACAATAGTTATACCAGCACTATTTAGATTTTATGAAAACTTCTTAGTTCCTTTTGGAAACTTTTTCAAAGAGGGATTTATGAATGTATTTCAAGATATAAATGATGAGTCAAAATCTACCTTAGATGTGTTAAAAGAAAATGGTATGTTTTTGTTGAAAGCGTTTGGTACAGTTGCAGCACTTCTTTATCCTAAAGCAATATTCAGTTTAGTATTTTCAGCAGGAAAATTATTAGTAGGTGCAGTAAAACTTTTACCTATTGCATTTAGCACTATAAAGTTAACTTTATTAAAAGTAAACACAACACTTCTTGCAAGTGCAAAAACAGTTGGTGCTAGTGCGTTAAAGGGTTTGATGGCGGCTGGAGTTGCAGTCAAAGGTGCATTAGTGACACTTGGTGTTGGTATTAAAGCAGCAATAATGCCATTGTTAGTACCACTTGCACCATTTCTTTTGATTGGTGCGGCAGTTGTTGGTGCTCTTGCTCTTGCGATAAATACTTTAACTGAAATACGAAAAAAGTTTGACCAAGCGCCTGGTATTTTAAGTAAAATAAAACTCATTATATCTGCGATTATTACTGCACCATTTACATTTTTACAAAAAATTGGAGTATTTATTGCAGAAAAATTAGGTTTTACAAAATTTGCAGAAGCATTTGGTAGTATAGATTTTATACAAGTTTTTATGAATTTCTTTAGTGATTTAGGTGCAAAAATAAAAGGATTGTTTCCTGCTTCAGTATTCCAATTCTTAGATGGACTTAACATTGAGGAAGCAATTATTAATAAAGTTACTGAATTAAGAGAGTCATTATTTGGTGCAATCGGTAATATATTTGGAAATGTTGGATTAGGATTAACTACACTAAAAAATGACATTTTAGGTTTTCTTGCAGATATTCTTGAAAAATTTACATTTTTAGGTATCGGGCCGAAAATTGCAAAATTTATTAGAGGTGCAACAGAAGAACCAGAAGAAACAACCACACCAGTAGAGCAAAGACAAACTGGTGGCCCAGTAAAACAAGGTGGATTATATCTTGTTGGTGAAAAGGGGCCAGAATTATTCAAACCAAATATGGGTGGTATGGTTGCAAATCAAGCAAAAACTCAAAACATAATGCAGACTGCACTAGACTCTGCAATGAGTATGATGGGTGGTAGTGCTGGTCAAGTTACGACCACGAATGTGGTTAACAATATGCCTAAAACTGAAACATCAAATATAAGTGTGCAAAGTATAGACCCAATAACTCAAGATTTTAATTTTAGAAAACTATCTACTTTTGCATTTTAGTATCTATACCTCTAATTAAATATATTTCTTTATCATCACCATTTTCATCTTTTTCGACACCCTTGTATACCACTTCACTTGT